AGGTAAGCTTTCTGAGATGAAAAACCTATCTGAAAAACAATTGGTAAAAATGTTGTTTATTTACAACAGCTTAAAGAACGGCTAGAAGATTGAAGATTGCAGCACAGGGGACAAATAGCTTTAATGATTACAATGTTTTCATGAGAGCTATGGCAGTTGGTATGTCTATGCTATCAGAAGATGATAAAGAAATTTTAGTATATAGTGTTGGACCAAGACAGGTTAATGGCTATATTACTGAGTTTTGCAACATTACCGAACGCAGTCTAAAGTCTAGGGGAATCAAGATTCGTTATCAAAAAGTTCCTTTGACTTGGGCAGAAGAAAATGTTGCAACTTTTGATTACTTTATTTTTTTAAGTAAGCCAGGAGAGTATAACTCAAAGTTGGTAGCTCAAGCAGAGCTATCTGGAGTTGAGGTAGGGTTGTTTAAATTCTAATGTCAAATACAAACACTCAATATAAAGAGGTAAAAATGAAACAAGTTAAATCACTAGGAAAGATGGAAAAGATCGTTTCTAGAAATAAATCCTTGTCATGGGATGGATGGAATGTAGTGGAGCTCATTAAGAATCCAGGTGCAATGTTTAAACCAAACGGTGCCAGGATTAAGGGAGTTTGGTATATCAAAAACATTTTCATCGTAGACCAAGATGGATGGAGAATACCTAGTAAATATGCGGAGTAAGACATGCAAAATGATAGTTGGAAAAACAAAGCTGCATGCCTTGGGGAAGATACAAATGATTTCTTTGACACATACGAAGAAGACATTGATTCAAGATCTTTAGTAGACAAGATTTGTAGAGAGTGTCCTGTAAGAAAAATATGTTTCGCATCTGGAGTTTCTGGTAAAGAAACTGGAGTTTGGGGTGGTATTTATATTGAGCAGGGTGACATTTCAAGAGAGTTTAATAGACATAAAACGAAACAAGACTGGGGTAACACCTGGCAAGCATTAACAACGGAGCAGTAATGGCATACACAGACGCAATGAGACGTGCTTTTCATTCAGTAACGCCACCCAAAGGCTTTGCTGGTGTTGAGCTTGTAGATAACGAGCACTTTATTTCAATCAGGCTTGATGAAAAAAACTTTGCATCACTTCCTGAAGAGGATAAGCGTAGAGCTATTGAATATGTCTTTAGGGTAAAGAGTGCTCTTGAAGACAACGGGGCTGTAGTTCTTGTAGTTAGAAAAGCATTAGGAGGAAAAGAATGATTGAGTATCTTGAATTTATATATATAGGCTTAGTTAGCATATTACTGGCTTCAACTATTGTGTTGCTTGTTTTGCTAGCATTGTCTAAAATTAAAAATAAAGAGCTTGCTTCTGTAGTTTATAACCGTGAAGAAATTGCTAATGAATCTTACATTAAGTTTTTAAATACATCAAGAGACGATGCTTTTGATTACATTGTACAGGTTCAGGAAGAGCTAATTAATTTTGCAAACAAGGTTGAGCCACAGCTTAACTATTTTAACACTTATGGCAAAGCAGTACCAAGTCCACACACAATTATGCTAGAAGAAATAGACTCTGCATATCAGGATCTTAAGACTATTTTGCCAGAAGAAAATAAGGAGAAAAAATGAACAAGGAAATGAAAACAATGCTAGACTCATACCTACGCAACCTGCTTGGTGTAGTTCTAGCTCTAGTAACAACAACAATGGCAAGTGCGGAGCTTTCATCTCCCCTTGACTTTGGGACAGCTGAATGGCTAACAGTCGCAAACGGTCTATGGGCAGCTGCAGTTCCTACACTTTTGAGATACATTAACAAGCAAGATCCAGCGTTTGGTCTTGTTGCTGAAGTAGCTGCTAAAGAAGTATCTAAGAAGCTCTCAGAAGCTGCAAAGAAGGCTCCTGTAACTAAGAAGGCTCCTGCTACTGCTAAGAAAGCTGTAACGAAAAAAGCTGCTACCAAAAAGAAGTAGTTTTAACTAGGATAGGCGGATCACAGTTTTGTGGTCCGCTTTCCCTATGTTATACTTAATTATAATGAAGGTTTCAATAATACTACTTACTTGGCAAAGACTACAAAATCTAGGTGCGACACTAGAAAGCCTAGAAAGACAAACATTTAAAGATTTTGATGTTTATATTTCTAATGGCAACATGAGTCGTCAAACCAAAGTTAACAAATACTACAACATGTTTAAGCAAAAACTAAGACTACACCTTTCTCACGACGGCAATGATATTTGGTCTTTTAGAAGAATGTTTGTAGCAAAAAAAGCACTAGAAGAAGGTGCTGAAGTTATACTTTTTATTGATGATGATGTTACAATTCCAGACAACTACATAGAAAATTGTTTATCTCAATATGAGCCAAAGACATATAAGTCTGGCTACGCTTGGTATTTTACAAATAAAACAAGTTATTACAAAGATAGAGTTAGAGTTCTTAATGAAAAAGATCCAGTACACTATAGCGGTACTGGTATTGCTATGATTGATGCCAGCATATTCTCAGAAGAAGGGCTACTGAAGGCACCAAGCTGTGCATATAAAATTGAGGATCTTTGGCTATCTTATTACGCAAACCATGTTCTTGGTTGGAAGCTTGGCTGGATAAAAGATAGTGGTGCAAGAGTTTTTGGAAGTGATCAGGTTGCTCTAAACAGAGAAGTAAAAAAATCAGAGTGTAACAAGGATAACTTTTTTTCTTATTTAACTTTAGAGTGTGGCTGGGATATAGTTAACTAATTTCTTCAAAAACTTTTTTATATTTTTCAAGCAAAACCTCATGAGAAAAATTACTGTATCCAATATTAAAGGCTTTTTGTTTTTCTTCTATAGTGTCGGACTGTAAGTAGTTATCTAAAAGCAATGCTAAGTGTTTTGGGTTTGCCCCATAAACATTCAACATGGTTCTTGTCATTAGTTTGCCAATCTTTGTTGACTCTGCAAGCCAATCTGGTGGAAGCAGGTCGTTGTTTGGAGAAATGTTTGTCATAAAAACTGGCAGGGCACTAATTAGTGCTTCATTCATTGGTAAACAAAGACCAGCATACCTTCTAGGAAGAATCATAGCGTCATAGCCAACATACATGTCTGAATGATCCTTGGTGTTATCCATGATAATGTTAATCCTACTATCCTTAATTGGAAGATTAATTTCTGTCTGAGTCCTAATATCCAAGACAACATCAGACTTTAAATACTTCATCATCTCAATGACAGTTTCAGTACCATTCCTATCTTTGACAGCAGCCTTACCAGCTATATGCAAGATCCTGCCATGTTTCTGCTTTAGATTGGTCTCCCGTGCCTTTCTGAAGGCTTCTGTGGCTGATGGTGGTGGCAGGAGCATCACTTTTGTTTTGCTTCCAAACCTCTCAACAACATCCTTAAAGTACCAAGAGCTTGGGGAAAGCAACGTGTCTGGCAAAACCCATCCAGGGTGATTTAGGTAGTCCAAAAACTCATAGTTGTATTGTAGGATGGTTTTAACACCAAGCTCTTTTGCAATGTTTACGAACATGCTATTATAAAATATTTCACAACTTAATACAACATCAATGTTTGTTAAAAAATCAATAATTTCATTTTCTTTTGCAAATCCATTAGTAGTTTTAACATTATATCCTTTATACCACTCTGGATTTTGCTTGTTATTATTAAAAAAACTAGAATCAATTAGCATTACCTTATCAGGATTAAGCATTCTTACTAGTTCTCTGGTTTGATTTCCTAGACCAGTATTGTCAGATCTTGCAATAATTCCTATTCTCATAGATTATTGAATCCGTATTTCTCTTTCAGCTCTTCTATGCTTCTTTGTTCCCAATAATTTATTTCATTATCTTGATTATTAAACGGTTTAGAATAAATGTTTTCTTTCTTTTCCCAAACAGTTGGAACTCCAAACCAAGGCTCGCCTTCTTTTTCAGCCAACTCTGGTCCACCCCATTTTTCAACAAAGTATTTACGCAAAGGAGCAATCATAATATAAGCACCATCTTTGCTTGCACCACCGTTTATTTGGCATATTGCATTAATATCAAAATTACCGTATTCATTTTGTTTTGCAAGGGAATACCTAAAATCCCAGTCACAGTCTTCTAAGTACCCTGGATAAAAATTTTCATCAAATCTACCAACAATATCAACAGCTTTTTTAGATATACCAATGCAGTGCCAAGCATGGTTTGTTCTAAAAACTAAGCCTTCGTAATCTTTTAACATTGCTGCAATTGGTTTAAAACCATTTTCAAAAATCATAGAGCTTGAAACAATAAAGGTCCAATCATGACCCTCATCTATCCCAATATTCCAAGCACGAGGAACCCCAATGTTTTCACTTTGAGGAGCAACTCTAATACCTGGATATCTTTTTATAAGCTTCTGACAGTCATTTGTACCAGTATTGTCTATCAGCAGAACATGTTCGTAATCTTTTATTGATCTTAAACAATTTATAGTTCGTTGATGTACCTTATAAACTGGGATAACTATAAGATAATCAATCATATCTCTAATTCCTTAAGGATAGCTTCCCATCTATTTTTATATGTGTACTTATTTTTTACAAGCTCATGACCAGCTTTTCTAATTTGCTCACGTTCTTCGTCATGTTCTAAGTAGTAGTCAACCAACTCTTTTAGTTGTCTTAAATTGTTATATTGATAAAATACGACATGCTTCTTGTCTTCAAATTCTTTTTCAAGCCCTTTAATATATGGGTGAATTAGGAATCCACCACGCCCAATGGTTTCATAAATTCTGTCAGACCAGTAGTCTGGGTAAGAAAATTCTGGGCACAAAGTATCTCCAACGACAACTTTGGTGGATGCATAGAGGTTGTTTAGGTCTTGCCCCCTAACAATTCCCTTTCCTTCTTTTCCATATAGATTAAACCTTGTTTCATAAGTTTGAGTCAAAAACTTAATAAGCTTTGGTCTGTAAGGCCACTCTTTATGATAGGTTTTGCTTCCAACAAAAATAACACTTTCCTTAAAGGTAGATGGAGTATAGACACACTCTTTATCATAAACACCTGCTGGTAGATAGTGCCCCTTTACAGATGTTCTTGCATTAAACCAATCAGCCATTTTTTTATCTACAGTAAAAAAATGATCTATGTGTTGGTATACTGGATTCCGACGGAGATCTTTTTGTCTGCTTAGCCCAAACCAAAGATCAAGATGATAGGTCATGCTTGGAACATGATGCTTTTTTAATTCAAGCAAAACGCTTTCCATTGTAAGTTTGCCAGGGGTGCTCCATCCATGAGTATGAACCCAAACAAAAAGAGCACTTTGTTTTGCATTTTCTAAAACTTGCTCAGCGGTTGCTTCACTTTCTTGCAGCCTAATTACCTGATGCCCCATAGACTCTAAAGTTTTTACATGGTGTGTTTCTGTAGTATAGTCAACACGAAAATTTCCCAAGAAAGTTATTTTTGCCATACTTACCCCTACAACTGTATTGCTTTAGCAAACACGACTCTGGATGCCATCTTGGATGCACTAATGATAGCAATAGGTGCTGATACGCTTAGGATTACACCAGCCCACATCTGTGGGTTTGTCCAAGCATACTCCCAGAAGTCTAGGGTGTGAAAAGCATTAGCAAGAACAGCAATACCACCAAAGGCAATCATACCCCATAATGCACCATTGGTTTTTTCTGGGGTACCATCTTCATCAACACGAGATCCAAGAACAAGGTAAGCAACAAGATAAAGAAGATACATTAACTCAATAAAGAAGAAGAACAATCCAGCCATCCAGTCCTGAGACAGACCTACAAAAAAAGCTACAGATGTAATACCATTGAAAGACACAATGGCAGATGATATAAACGCAACACCAATGCCAAGAATCCAAGCCCATAAAACTAGCTTTTGATCAATTTGTACTTTTGGTGCTCGCTTAGCCTCTTGCTGCTGATACATTAAAGACTTATTGTTTTTAATATTACCCCTGACTGTTCGGGATACAGACTTAGACCTTTTGGCTTGTTTTACGCCTTCTATAGCCTCTTCTGCAGCCTCAATGAGGTTAGCAGGGGCTTCTTTTTTAGTATACCCACCAGTATTTGCGTCATAGTTAATGTTTGACATAGTACTTCCTATTATATCTTATTTCTTAATCAGGGGTTTTCAATCTCAAAGTCTAGCTCAGCATTTAATAGTCTTAGTCTCATCTCTATTGACTCCAGGGCCTCTTGGTTCATAGCAATTTCAAGTTCAATGCGATCTAGCTTTTGACTTATTTTTGCAGCCTCTGTTTCAAAATCATTCATTATTAGTTAATGCTTTAAAAGTTTCTGGAAATGATTTGTGCGACAAGTCTCTAATAGCTATTGCATATTGCTGAATTTCCCATTGAGCGTCATGCTCCAGTCTCTGCTCTAAAAACGTCATAACGCCCTGCAAGGATACAGTCCAACGCCAACGTACATACATTGCATATGCTGGCAAAAATAATCTTGCTTCTTCTGGAGCAATATCTTCTTTCATAGCTTCATGATATAGTCTTACACCCTCAGTAATAACATCATTAAGCTTGTTTGTATAATAGAATCCGCTACTAGCAGAAATTGGCTTTCCGCTACCCTGCTTGCTATTTTCTGGCTTGCTTCTCCAGGAAGATGCTGATGGAACGTAAAACTCTTCTTTTTCAGTAATATATCTACGAGAAGATTCATTCCAACCATTTTGATCATCAATGTGCGATGAGGCTACAGCATACTTCCACCACTGTCTTGCTACAAAAAGTGGGGCATATACTTCAAAGGTTAAAGCAGCATGTCTAAAAGGGCTAGTGTGGTTTTCTCTAATTAAAAAATTAATAAGCTTAGAATCTTTTTCAGTAAATCTATCAATCTCTTTATCGTAAGATACTCTTGCAGCATTTACTATACTTAGGTCATTACCAAGCGTATCCACTAGCCTTACATAGCCTTTGTCAAGAACATCTATCCTATTACTCACTAGTATTGCCCCTTGTTGTGTGATACTCCATGCTTATCATCAATATATTTATGCACTTTACGGAAAGATATCAACCTGCCAACAGCAAAAGCCGCACCAAGCCAAACTGTATTCCAAAATACTTCTGCAAGAACATGCTCCCAGCCAAACATTACTTCCCATAAGCCATCAAGCCCTTCATGACTGTGACCTGAGTGATATTCGTTATGAAGTTCTGTTGTTGGTGCAACACCCTCTAGTGCTGGTGCAACACCTTCTGTTGGAACAATGACTTCTGTTTCTTCATTTGAGTGATCGTGATTGTGATCTTCCATTCCTACTCCTTTATTGGTGGGTTAGCTTTTTTATTAATAAGATTAATTGCATCCTCTATGTATGCTGCATAGTGTGGATCTTCTTTTCTTGCAATATAAAGCTCTTGCTTAAATACCCCAAGAATGGCAAACATGCCATCAACATAACCACGTTCGTAGTCCTCTGACCAATCAATATCTGGTATGCTCATTGTAAGTTAACTCCTTGTTTAGAATATTATAATTATAGCTAAAATTCGGGTATTTGTCAATAACCTATACTGGCCAAACATAGTCGTATGACTGTGGAGCTCTACCAGTATCCTCATTCCAACTAAACTGGGAATACCATTCGTAATCTTTGGTTAGCAAAGCTAGACGATGACTCTTAGCAACCTCTTGATATAAGCTAGACTCTGTAATCCAATTTGGCGGAGTTTTGTCTGAAGATACAAGATCATGGTTTACTGCAACTTTTAAGGTTTCTGCAGCTTTATCTTTAATAGTTGTTTTGTATCCACGCAATACCCATTCGTCAGTCATGGCAACAATGTAGTCAAACAAAGATTGTTCATGACCTTTCCACATTTTAACAGCAGGATGATTAGACCATCCCTTAGAAACTCTGTGGTCACCCTTGGGATCTAGCTGTAGCAGATTCATCATAATCTGCCATCCTTCAAGTGCCTGCTTGTTTAGTCTTTTATTATCTAGCACCTTGGCTATGTCAGAAAAGTTAGTGCTAGCAATCGGTACAAAGGTTTGCATTACTTATCATCCTCTTTATACTGATTAACCCTACTAACACCAGCAATATAACCTTTTTGCCACGCTAAAGCCTCTAGATCTGTTGGTTGATAACCAATCTCTTCTACCCATTTAACCATGTCTATCTTGGCATTTTTAACTATTGTTGTGGCCTGCCTGTCAGCCTTACGCTTTTCTTGTCTGTTCACTATGTCCTCCACTAAACATTTTACATTAAAAACAGTAAAAGGTCAAGTCTGCTATAATTAATATATGAACGAATGCGTATTTTGTTACCACGAGTTGGTAAACGTAATTTATGGATACCCCAGCCAAAAGCTGATTGATTTGGCAAAGACTGATGGTATTGCTTTGGGAGGTACTTTTTCTAAGGGTGCTCCAAAGTTTTATTGCTATGGTTGCCACGCAGCTTTTTAGCTGTCTAAGTCTGTAACTTCTTCCATTTTATCCCGCACATCTAGCATAATTTCTGCTTCTGCAGCTTCGTCAAGAGCTGCTTCTAGGATAGCCAAAATGTCCTTACCAAGAATTTCTTCATCGTGGTTTTCAAACTTAAGAACGTAGTGTTCTTCTGGCATGATGCGAAAGCGTGTTTTATTCATAATATTATTATACACTACCCTCTATTTTTTCATCTGCCTTCCAATGTAAATAAGATCTAATATACACAGCACCATAAGCTATAGCTGAAACAATAAAGCCATACTGCTCTGTTATGACTGCATAAGCAATCCATATAACCTCATTAAATAACAGAACAAACCACCCCCATAGGGTTTTTTTGCCAACAAAATAAATTCCAGCAACGCCAATTACGGCTAGAATCCAAGACCAATATTCCATTTAGTAAGTATACCACTATCCCAGTTTTATGTCAACGCTCTACCAGCTTGACTCCAATAGCTAAATGGGGTATAATTATAGGACAACTTTAAAGGAGAGATAATGTTTATCTTAATACCAGTTATGGTTATTGCTATGGTTACTTCATCTGGAATAATCAAAGACACAAAAGAAACAACCCCAATTCAAGAATTTAGTCAGTCTGAAACAACCAATGTTGCAGAACAGCTTCTAAAAGGAGAAATTATAGAAGCCGTTGTATATGACACCACAAAGCCCCTAGACCATTTACAGCTAAAGCACTTGCTTTCTAGCGTTGGTTTTGAGGGGGATCAGCTAAAGCAAGCCTGGGCAGTAGTAATGAAAGAATCAACTGGTAGACCAATGGCTCATAATCAAAATAGCAAGACTGGGGATAATTCCTATGGCCTATTTCAAATCAATATGATTGGTAGCCTTGGTCCAGCAAGGTTAGTAGAATATGGACTAAAGAGCAACGAAGAATTGTTTGATCCCTTGACAAACGCAAGGATTGCATATATAATTTCAGAAGGTGGAAATAATTGGTCACCATGGAATGGTATGACAAGGTCTACCCTAAAATGGATGCAAGAGTTTCCAAACTAACACTGAAAGAGATTAGATGAAAAACGTTTATAAAAGTATTGTTATTTCTGTAGTTTTTGGAAACGTAATTGCGTTTCCTGTAATTGCATATACCTTTCCTTGGAGCACTTATTTAATTGATCCAAGCACTTACTACATTGTTCAATCAATATCTTTGGGTCTTCTTATTGCTTTCTGTATTTTTACATATGAATGGATAAAGTACGGAGATAAGCCATGGCTAGGCAAGGCTAGAGCCCTTAAGAATAAACGAAGTAGTTCTAAAAGGTAGATTTATATCAAATTTTATGGTAAAATAGTAGTAATGTTTCTGCCTGTGGCTATCGTCATGGGCAAATTCATTTTATAACTTAATAAGATGGGAAACCACCCACTAACGCTCAACGACCGAGTACTAACTAACAAGGAAAGGTAGGTCGCCAAATGAAAAGAAAAAGGTTAATCACCACTGGTGCTATATCATTAATATTGACTATAGGCACTGGACAGGCTTTTGGAGCTATTCTAGAAGCTACTACGGCAGCTCAAGAAGCCGTAACAGAAGTACAAAAGAAAGTCATTATTTCTGGACCTGTACAAACCCCACTAATATCTGCAGGACCAATTCTTAAATCAGACGAACCCCTGGTTGGATCCCACGACTGGATGGTGCAAGAAAAAGCAGCAAAAGATAAACTAATGTCTGATGCTGAAAGAAAGCAAGCAGAGCTTGAGGCAGAAATTGCTAGACTAGAAAAGATTGCCAATGATACAACAAAGCTAAACGAGACTCTGGTTTTAGTAAAAAATCAAATTGGTATAACCAGATGGGTTTTGGGTGGCTCCACTACTAGAGCCTGGGATTGCTCAGGTCTCGTAAGATGGACATATGCTCATCTAGACATAGATCTGAGACATAGTGCTACAACTCAAAGATCGTCTGGAACCATCGTGACTGAGCCTAAAATTGGAGACTTGGTTTCTTTTAACTATAAGGGTCGCAAGAGTGCCTATCACATTGGAATCTATCTAGGTCCTGACCAGATGATTCATTCTGGTGGAAAGCCAGGGGACAGGACAGAGATACGCTCTATCAGTGACTGGGTTAAGTCAAACGGTAACAGTGAAGTTGTTTACACTCGCATTATTGAAACCAATAACTAATCAGCAACTTAAGCTTTTGATATAGTATCGCTTTCTATAAGGTAAATAACCTGATCTATAAACCCTGCTCTAATAGCAGTCTTAATCATCTTGTGTGAGGATAGACCATGCTTTGGAAGGTCTGAGAAGTATACTACAAACTTATAATCTGGATATAGGGTTTTAATGATAGCTCCAGAAGCAATGGCTTTTTTAACGTTGTCAGTCCTCTGTGCTCCTGGTCTCTTACCCAAGGCCACCTTACCGCCCTTAGCCTCAACCAAGACCTTCTGCCCACGATGTGTGGTAACAAAGTCTACCTCACAGCCAGTGCCCTCAATAATAACATTTTTGGCTATTTCAGTATAACCAAACCTAGACATGTCTTCAAGGACCATGTCCTCAAAGTGATCGCCTGACTTTTTTGATTCAGCTTGAAAATTCATATAACAAGAATACCAAACTAATGCTTTAATGTCAAGCTTATTTGGGCACTAAGTTTCGGCGGTATTGACAATGTGCTCATAATACCCTATAATGTAAGAATGAATAAACAGATTATAAAAGACAGCATTGTGATAGGCACACTTATAGTGTCAATTTTATTTATATTTGTTGTGGCTATTCCGTTTGTTATGAGCGATGAGTTCGTTGACATTGCCTTGTCCCTATTTGGACGATAAAGTTCGGCGGTAAATAAGAGATACATACAACCACAAGTGGTTGACATTCTCTAATATCCACTGTATAATATAGCTATGGAAAAATCGATGACTGAATGTTTTTGGTGTCAAAATGTCTATAATAAACAAGAGCATGACAAGTGCCCTACATGTTTATCTAGCCTCAACACAACAGAAATAACCATTGTCACAGCTAAAGACAAGTAAAGCCAATGAAAGAAAAGCCAGACTGGGCTGAGCGTATTTTACGTAGTAGAGCCAGATTCTATCAAGAAGGTTTGGCACATGGTGCAGAACTAGAACAAGAACGTATTATCCAGATCCTAGATGAAAACCTAGGAAACATGGATTGGGATGATCTGGTTTGTTTAATCAGAAAAAATCCAGGGTATCAAGATCGTCAGGACTAATCGCTAGTATACCTACTGACCTATATAAAGATAACACATTAGGGTTATTGTCTATAGCCAATGTTAGGTTAGGGATGGTTTGAGCCATAGCCAATTTAAACTGATAGTCTTTATTATCGTCAACAGGGTTTAAGATAATCTCCTTGTAAACAAGGTCCAAACCATCCATGAGATTTATATATCGCTTTCGTAATGATTCATGCGAGCCTGATATAAGATATATATCCTCAGTAACTGTTTTTAGATAGTCAATGGTTTTGGGTATGAGCTTTCCCTCAGATGCAATTGTTCCGTTTATGTCAACTAATATGGCCATAGTCTATTGTAGCAAATTTCCAGGGTATCAGGTGAAGCCATCGTAATCCCTAGTATAAGACATAACCCCTAGTAATAACAAACCATGTTTTTGGACAAACCCCATAGCCCCAATATACCCATATCCCCCACATCAAAGATACTCTGATACCCCGCAAAAATAGCAAAGTTATACACATGGTTTGATACTTATCCACATAGTTATACACAGTTTATCCACATATAGTTCTTACTGATTTTATTTGTATATGGAGTATAAGTGGAGAAGAGTGGTTTGATATGGAGAATGGAGCCCCTGGCTTCGTAAGGCCGTAATCTTTCTCAAACCATTATACTCCCAAACCACCCAATAGTCAATAGTGGAAACCTAAAATCTTCTATCAAACCACATTTTCTAGGTATCCTACAAACCATTATAGCTGCCAAACCACCATATAAAACATATAAAAACATAGTGGTTTTTGGATCAAACCACATATAAATTTATATAAACTATATGGTTTTATATCAAAAGATAATGGTTTTGTATTGTTATTTATACTAGGGGTAATTGGTATTCTTTTTGATACCCTGGCCCGTAGGGCTGCAGCTCCGCTGCCAAAAATTCCAGGGTATTTAGGAAGCTATCGTAATACCAAACCACATAATAACAAACCACTATAGTCTGATATACAAAAACTTTCAGTGATTTTTTTTAATTGGTTCGTAATGTCTTTTTGGGAAAAAGATGGTTTGATATATATGGGGATATGATGGTTTGGGATCAAGGATGGTTTGACAAATACCCCCAAAACTTTCAGTGATTTTTTGGAGAAGGTTCTTAATGTCTATTGACAAATGGTTTTTGGTTTGATATAATGCGAGAGTGGTCGGCCCAGGAAAAGATCCCCACCTAGGGGGACCTCCTGGTTTTATTTATTCTCTTACTTCACTAATTTCTAGAAGGTCGTTTAGTGTTTCAAAACCACTATCCTCAACCTCTAAACTAGCCAACAGTAAATCAAAAGTTTCCTCAACGAAACGCTGTGCCATTTCTGTTGATTTCACAATGTCGTTGTCAATCGCATAAGCAAGTGGTAAGCCTAGGTCATTGTATTCTGTAAAGTCTGTGAACTCTTCATCACTACGATAGTTGAGCCACAAGTCTGCTAGTATGGCACACTTATCAGTATAGCTTGTTGAGTTCATCTAACTTACCTTCTTTTTCTAGTTGGGCTATTTCTGCTATGTCTATTACTCTGTTGTATGAAACTAATGGTGCTACCCTCGCAAAGTTCCTACCAACTTCTTCTATGTCTAATGTGTAGTCATTTACAATGTCTGATAGCTTCACTGCGATTTTCTCTTCTTTACTTGGTGGCAATCTGCGACCTCTTGCCATTGGTTCTCCTATTCAGTTATACCTATCCATTGTATCAAGAAATGGGGGGAAGCACAAGCAAGAAAGGTATAACAACCTGTGCCTCCCCCTAGTTTTGTGGAGCAGGAGACCCCTCGCCCCTCCACACGTTGGCAGGGAGCAAGCTCTACCCACCAAACCTAGTTATGCTACTTTGGTACCCTTACGTAGGGCGTCCAAAGATACACTGTCAATGAACTTACCATTCTGACGGTATACAATACGCTCTGATGTTCCGTAGCGTGTGTTCCAAGTTTCTAGGTATGGAATCACTGGACCCACTGCTAGGAACTTCTTGGTTGCCTT